GTAAAAAACTCTCCAATATCACACACTGCGAAGGTGGTTGGCAAACAAGTTGGAACTTCATATGTTGGTCAAAGAAAACAGGTGGTTGGTATATTTAGATCTGATATTGATAATCAGAAGAAAGATGAAAACGATGTATATATTGATGTTATATCACAGACAGATGCAGATGATGTAGACGAAATTCTTCCAACAGATGTTGAAGAGAGAGAAATAAGGGCAGAAGCTACACAAGAATCATTCATAAAGAAGCTAATTGACAGTTATGCACCACATATTTACGGTATGGAGGACGTTAAACTGTCATGTATACTCCAATTAGTAGGGGGTGTTGACTCAAAAAAGAGGTCTGACATAAATATTCTATTAGTGGGAGACCCATCAATGGCAAAATCTGAGATATTAAAATATGGTAATAATGTGACACAGAAAAGCATTTACACTTCTGGTAAAGGAACAACCAGTGCTGGATTAACAATTGGAATGGTCAAACTTTCCGATGGAACAATGATAGCACAGGCAGGTGTACTTCCTTTATGTAGCAATGGTTATGCATACATAGATGAGTTTGATAAGATGAATAAAGATGATAGAACTGCAATGCATGAAGCAATGGAACAACAGACTGTAAGTATAGCGAAAGCTGGTGTCAATTTGACACTTGATGCAAAGACATCTATTCTCGCTGCAGCAAACCCAAAGTTTGGTAACTATGATGATTCACTGGCTTTAATGGATAATATTAACATACCAAGTCCATTACTTTCAAGATTCGATTTGATATGGTTAATCAAAGACAAGGTAAGTCAGATGGAAGACAAACAAAAGGCTGATCACATATTAGACAGTTTCACAAACACAGATGTGGATAAGACATGTAGGTTTACAGAGAAAGAATTAACTGCATTTATTAATTTGGCAAAGAAAGAACAACCAACATTGGATAAAGGTGTGAGAGATGAAATAATAACAATATATCAGAAATTAAGACAGTCATCAAACACACAATTTACTGTTGGTATAAGACAGCTTGAGGCTTTAATCAGACTTTCAATGGCACATGCAAAACTAAAGTTTAAACCAATAGTGGATATTGAAGATGTCAATGTGATAAAAGAATTGTTAATCTCAATGTATCTAAACTTCGATATAGACTTGAAGGCAGGAGGCACACAGTCAAAATTATTCACTACAGGCAGAATGTCAAAGGAACAAACATATCATCAGATATGGGCTGAATGTTCAGACCCTGAAGGTAAAGTTGACATAACCGAGTTCATGAAGAAGTTAGAAGAGAAGGGTGTAACTAATCTTGAGGCTACTAAACTATTTCACAGATGGGAGAACACAAACACAATCAAACTGATGGCAGATGGTACGTACAAAAAAACAAAGTGAGAACACTAATATAGTAGAAGACACTATAAATAGTATGTCAGAAACTGAATTAGAGTCACCTGAAATAAAATCAATACTAGACTTGAAAATTAATCAGCTAGAAGGTGTAGGTGCTGTAACAGCAAAAAAATTACAGGACTTTGGTGTATCATCTTTGCACGATATATGTGTAAGAGGTGGCAGAGAAATTTCTGAAATAACGGGTGTTACAAAAGCCAAAGCAGACCAATGGGTTTTCAATGCACAAAAGATACTTGAAGATAATGATTTAATAAGAAAAAGTGATATGGGAGTAGTAGACTTGATGGAATATCAGTCAAATGCCCCTACCTTACAGACCAAATGTAGTGCTGTAGATGACCTTATGACAGGTGGTGTCAAACCAGAATGTACATATGAGGTCTATGGAGAATTTGGATCAGGTAAGACACAATTCTGTTTTACATTAGCATCTCAGGCTTTATCAGAAGGTGAGAATGTAGTATGGATTGATTGTGAAGATACTTTCCGACCAAATAGAATACTAGAAATAATGAAGGCGAGAGAGTATGTCACTGACAAAGAAAGTATGGAAGAAGCATTGAATAGAATAACATATTTCTATGCTCCACAAACAGAAGCATTGATGGGAACAATTAACGCATTGTCAAAAACAATGGACGAGAAAAGACCTAGACTTGTGGTAATAGATGGGTCTATAGGACAGTTCAGAGAGGAATATCTTGGCAGAGGAACTCTAGCCGACAGGCAAAACCAGATAGCAAGACTGATGACTCATTTGAAAAACATATCATACTACTTTAAGACAACAGTTGTATATACAAATCAAGTACAGACAGATCCTTCAGTGATGTTTGGAGACCCAGTCAAGCCGATAGGAGGTAATGTGGTGGGACATGCAGCGACATCTAGGATTTATTTCAAGAAATCGGGTAAAAAACGCATAGCAAGAATGGTAGATAGTCCAGAACACCCACAAGCTGACGCAGAATTTACGCTAACTATAAAAGGGATTGAAAATAAAATAGAATGATGAAGGGAGATCAATCCACGGAAACTCACGGAACTTATTGTTTGGCATGTGGTCATTATGATGAAATTGCATTCAGAGATACCGACTGTGATTGTCTATGCCATGATGACTAGAGGTTATTGTTGTTTTCAATGTGGTCATTGTACTGATGAAGTCATCGCAGAAATGATGGATTGTAAGTGTAAATGTCATGGCTAAAAAATGCCCAAACTGTCTAAAAGAAAAGACTGAGTTAAAGAAAAGAAAATGGTTTGGAGACTATTATTTATGTACTTTATGCAACTATGAGTGGGAAGTGTCTTAGAACATTTATATACTAGTTTGACATATAAAAACCATGTGGCTAGACCATCACTATAAAGATATACAACCATCAGAAGGTGTGGCAAGGTTTAACGAGTCGTTTTCCTGCATTGATGCCACATATTTTTCTTTATGGGGTTAATAAACGTTTGCACACCCGTCAGAGAATGCGTTCAAGTAATCGAAAAGCAGTTTTATGGTTGTTAAAAAATGGTTATGATGATATATGGTTAAAACCTCATGGTAGAAGACATGATTTAATCTATACGACAGGAGAGTGGTACAGAGCACTTGACCTTTGGAATCTGTTCGATGGTATATGTTTTGATGATGTTGGTAGAATTATTCTTATCCAGATAAAAACAAATTCTTGGGCTAAAGCAGACCCAATCAAAGAGTTTTTAAATGATAAGAAAAACCTAATAGTGTTAGTGATAAATGTGAAAGGTAGTGGTAAAAAATGGGAGGTGTTAACAAAAGAATATGACAGTCATAATAGGAAAAGGCGAAAAAACTGCTCTAGAACTGCTAAAGGAAATATACGGAGAGGACGTAGAGTACAAAACACAAGTACAGTTTAAAGATCTGATGAGCTACGAGTTCTCAGAAGACCTGTCTGAAAGACAGCAAAAAGAAACTGTAGATATTGTGATGTTTCATCTCTTTAATCCAGTATGTGTCAGAGTACAGGGTGGTGATCACACTGGTATATTAAAATCGGCAAGAGACACCGTACAAAAACAAATGTTAGAATGGTCTAATTGCACCGTTGTTGATTTATGGTTTCATGATTGTCCAGAACTATTCAAGGAAAAATTAAATGATGAGTCCAGAAGAGAAGTACGTGAAGCACTTACTCGTGTGGGACTCATCACTCTCTAACAATTATCTATATTAAACTTGTAACAATATTCGTAGAAACTATCTATGTTGGTATTAGTTCCTGCGTTTATTTGTGGCAAAAAGTTTGTACCTGCATCTATACCAATATCGAAATCGCCTGAAGAAACTCCTGCAACACCAAGGATTGTTACCAACACTAAAATGCTTACACAAATTCCCATTTTCTCATAATCCATTCCATTCACCTCCTATTTGTATAGCCCATGGGGCTCAGTTTTTGGCTCTCCCACATCTTCATCTTCTTCCTTCAGATAATGATGCATTAGCGTTATTTTCTGTTGAAGTATTTTATCATTCATTTTAACAAATGCAACTTCAATTTCTCCATAACTAATCTTATCCCTTTCAAATGCATCATCTATTAAAGTATCTAAACCATCATAGAATGCATCTACTACATCTAATCTAATATTTGCTTCCTCACTTGTATCAGACATGCTTTATAAGTGTTTTAAGCGACTATTAAACTTTATGCCTAACTTTGGCTATGATAGCGAGTGTTACGCCTATAATAGGTATCATTTCTAGAGTGTCTATTCCATAAAGAAAGAAATCTACTACCACTCCATGACCATGAAGAACACCCTCACCCCATATACATTCCAAAGCCCACCATGAATGAGGTATTTGCATATATAAGATTACGGCAGAGATTATCAGGCTCTTAGCCATATGCCTCTCATACCAGTCTAAGAAACCAGATATTCCCATAAACATAAGAAAGTTTAATTATTAATAAGAGTTCCGTTTTGTATGAAACATGATAGTTGCCTATGTGACTTCAAGATAGTCGGTGATGATAGAGGTTGTTATTATGATGAGACAGACAGATGTCTTATATATCTTCATCATCATGAATCTTTAAGTGATCTTTACAAGACAATTCAGCATGAGCTTATTCATTTCTGCCTCACTAAAATGGAAGAATCAGACGATATGGACGAAGACCAAGAAGAGAAGCTAATATTTCACATAGCTTGGGCTGAAGAGATCTTATAACGTCTAGGCTTATTTCTAACTAAACCATTACAACACGTACATCTTAATCTACCATGTGTCTTCGATTCTCTAACAAGATATTTCTTATTGACAAACTTAGCACAACCTTGACAATAATGATTATCGTAACCTATAAATTTTTCAAACCTTGAACAGACTCCGTTACACATCTTTCATCATACTTTTTACTTTTTTGTAACACTTGTCACATAAGGTTAGCCTCTCATGTTGGCATATTTTATCAAGGTTTACAAGACATATGTAACAAAAGGGTAGGGTCTCTTGCCCATCTTTTACATCATATTGTATATTAGTTTCCATTTTCAATGAGTGAACACATCTCCGTCCTTTAACTCATAAACTGAGTTTGCC